ACCAGCTATTTTATGTCTACTTCACTTAGGTGGTCTTGTTGTCATGCCTTTGATTAACGTCAGGAGTCTAAAAAAATTTCTCAAAATTTTTCTTAAAAACTCTTGACTTTAATTAGCTGGTCTTTTTCTTCACTAATAGGATTCATATCCTCTAATTCTCTTATGTCATTAGCACTATACCAGCCATTTTGCCTTCCTATAGCATAACCTTCCATCCTTGTTTTAAAATCTCCCCTTAAAAGTCCATCGATAGTAAATTTAACAAAGTATTTTTTCCTCTCACTAGGAGTAAGTAAACATTTATTAATAGCCTGTTCCCACCTTACAAGCCAAGGTCTTATCGTATGGACGGCAAATTCTATGGATTGATGCTCTATATTTGAAAAAGTTGCATGTTCTAAGTCTCCAATAAGGTGAGGAGGCACTCTATAAATTCTACATATTTCGTTTATCTGAAATTTTCTTGTCTGTAAAAACTGGGCATCCTCTGGTGGTATTCCTATTTCATGGTATTTCATGCCTTCTTCTAGTACAGCTACTTTATGGGAGTTCCCTACACCTTTATATACCTCTTCCCACTGCTTTCTAAGTTTTTCAGGGTCTTTTAAAACCCCAGGATGTTCAAGGATTCCTCCTGGTCTTGCTCCATTTCCAAAGAATCTTGAACCAAATTCCTCTACTGCTAGTGCTAATCCCACAGCTTCCCTTGCTGCAGATATGGGAGATATGCCTGTAAGACCATTAAAAGAAAGTCCGGGTATATGAAAAATTTTCTCTTTTGGATAAATAATCTGTTTGCCGTCAATAAAATATTTATATCTAATTTTCTTAGTTTCCTTATCTCTTTCTACTACCATCTTATCGGGCTGAAGTGGATATAGCTCTACAATATTACCTGCTCCATCCCTAACTATCTCTGCATAAGCATTTCCCCAAAGTAGAAGATGGGCCATCATTGTTTCTCTAAAGGAAAAGCTGGTCATTTCTTCATTGGGTAAATCATGAAGAATTGAATACAGAGGGTGGTTTATGGCCTTTTCTTTTCCTTTAGGTTTTCTAATATATAGAGGTAATGGTAAACTAGCCACTGTTTCTGCAATTACTCTAACGCATGCATAAACAGCTGTTGATGTTATAGCGTTATATTCAGATACGTTTTTTCCAGAACTCGACTCAGCTCCAATATCCTCAGACATTAGAAAAGCCTTGATTTTATCATCAAGAGCTAAGTTTCTTCTTTCAAATAGTTTTGATATGAAGGGTATTTTCAAGAATTCACCTCCTTGTTTGGGATACAGAAAAAGCACCCATTAAAGAGTGCCTTCGCAGTAAATTTATTTGTTATATTTTAGGTTTTGTAATGTCTGCTTTGCAATTTGGACTGCTTCCTGATCACTACGATTGATGTTATCTGATTCTATAACGTATTCAAGAGCCTTAATTATTTCTTCTCTTTCAATAATTCTCATAAGTGCATTAACTCTAGTCCTAGTTCCTTCTCTTTTACTATCTCTTCCACTTTCACGAAAGAGCTGTTTAATAAACTCAGTCTTATATACTCTGTCACTTTTTAATTGATCATATTTCTCAAATATCAAGCCGGCATATTTGCCTACAAACCAACCTCCCGCTGATTTTATGTCGTCAATCATTTTTGTATTGCTCACTTTCATCACCTCTAATAAAATTGTATCACAATATCTGGTAATATGCTTTAGCAATTTAATAGCTAATAACCATCTTAAGCTACATCTTGTCAAACTTAGTTGTAATCTTTTAAAACATTGTAACTACAAAACCAAAATCCCCCTCTCATCATATACAGACTCCCTATTCTCATTCCTTATAGCCCTATCAAGTGCCATAATCATTGCAACAGCACCATCTATTTTCTCTGTTGATTTTTCTTTGTCAGGCTTTATATTTCCTGCTGGATCAGTTCTTACATGAATATTATCCATCATCCACTGTAAAACTGGATGTCCACCATGGGCTATTCTCTTTTCTAGGGTAAGCTTCATAAGTTCCTTTGTAGGAGGTGACATATCTTTATAACCTTGTCCAAAGGGAACTACTGCAAATCCAAGACCTTCTAAATTTTGCACCATCTGGACTGCTCCCCACCGGTCAAATGCGATTTCTTTTATGTTATACTTTGTTCCAAGTTCTTCTATAAATTTTTCAATAAATCCATAGTGTATTACATTTCCTTCTGTTGTTTTTAGAAATCCTTGCTGCTCCCATATATCATAAGGGACATGATCTCTTCTTACTCTAAGTTTTAAATTATCTTCTGGTATCCAAAAATAAGGCAGTACATAATATTTATCATCTCCTGGTATTGGTGGAAAAACCAATACAAAAGCTGTTATATCAATACTGCTTGAAAGGTCAAGTCCACCATAACACATTCTTCCTTTTAGTTTTTCAGGATTAACTTCAAAATCACATTTATCCCATACATCCATAGGCATCCAGCGTACTGATTGCTTCACCCACTGGTTAAGTCTTAGCTGCCTGAAGATATTTTCTTCTGCTGGATTTTCTTTTGCGCTTATATAAGCTGCCCTTACTTTCTCTATATCAATGGTATGGCCTAGTGATGGATTAGCCTTATACCAGTTCTTTTCATCGGTCCAGTCGTCATTGTCATCTATTCCATAAATCACAGGGTAAAAGGTAGGGTCTATCTTTTTCCCTCTTAGTATATCTCCTGCTTTTTGATGTATTTCCCAGCAAATAGAATTTCTATCATTTCCAGCAGTTGTTATTAAAAAGAAAAGTGGCTGCTTTCTCGCATCACCACTTCCCTTTGTCATAACATCATATAGTTGTCTGTTGGGTTGCGCATGTAGCTCGTCAAAGATTACCCCATGAACATTCAAACCATGTTTTGTGTAGGCCTCCGCTGATAGAACTTGATAAAAACTAGCTGTAGGCATATATACTAACCTCTTTTGTGAAATTACAGGTTTAATTCTTTTTTTAAGTGCAGGACACTGCTCAACCATTTCTACTGCTACATCAAATACAATAGATGCCTGCTGCCTATCTGCTGCACATCCATAAACCTCAGCTCCCCACTCCATATCGGCACAAGTAAGGTAAAGGGCTACAGCTGCTGCAAGTTCACTATTGTGAGTAGGTACCATGGATAAACCAGCTAAATATAGTCTTGATGGACTATCTACTTGAATACATCTCATTTTAACTTTTGGAAATGGTTTTATTTCTGCTATATAGTGAAAATGGGCACGTGATCTTTCATTTCTTAATACTCTTCTTTCTAGCTTTCTTTTAAGTCTTGATACTGGCATATCTTTAAAGGCGGTAAATCTAATAATGTATAAAGGCTCACCAGTTGGTATTCCATATCGTGTTGATGGCTCTACTGTTAAAGCATTCTTTATTCCAAGACTCCATAATAGTTCCTTAACTCCTGCTGCTAAATCAGGAATTGTTGTTACATAAATGCTTTGTCCCTTAATCTTAGATACGCATCCATCTGAATCCATTAGTCCTTGCAGCAGATTCCATCTTTGCTTTATAGACCCTCTTAAGTAAATCTGTGGTATCTTTTTATCTCTAAAGCTGTCTAAAAGAATCTTTTTTAACGCTGGTACTCTTAAAATATCACTTTCTCCCTCTTGCTCATAATGATTACTTATTTTGTAGGTAATATTTGAAATAACATCATCTATATCTTTTCTACAAACAGTTAATTCTGGTTTTTGTGCATTCCCATTTCCAAGCCAGAAACCAAATACATATGGGTCAATAGGGAGTTCTTTTTCTTCTAATTCAAGGGGCTTTGTTATAGGTATTCTAAACAATGACCTATCTTTTCTCCCTATTTGTTTTTTATACATTTCTTCTGTTGTAAGTAGTTTTTCTCTCCTTCCATTATTGGTTACTTGAACCCTCCATAGATGTCTTGCTCCTGCTATTATTGAATTCCCATCTCTAAAGGTTATTTCATAAGCCTGCTCTGTATCGTCAATTTCGCTAATTGCTACCACATTACAAGGTCTTCCCATTTCATCAAATACTTTGTCTCCAACTTTAATATCTCCCATAGTAGTCCATCCATCTGGTGTTGGAATAGGAGTACTTAGTGCTAGCTGTTTTCCATTTTTCTTTGGAATTTCAATATATGCAGTATTATACTGTCTATACCCATCTTCTTTAACAGTTCCAAATATATCTCTAATAATTTTATCCTGCCATGTTAGAAGGTCAAAAGGTACTCCATGCCATACACCCTTTGTATGTTTTAGGTTGTTTATGAATTTAACTGCCCTTTCTGCTTTTTTCTCATCAAACATTATTTCACCCTCAGTAAGCTTTCCATAGGATCATCAGTATCCGTCTTTTCTGTGTTTACTCTAATTCTAGTTCGTGCTGCTGGAGTGAGTCCAAACTCAGAACAAAAATCCTTCATCACCTTAAGATACGTCTGGGCTATGGATACCTGTGGTACCTGCTGGATATATCCTGATGGTGTTTTAAAGATGGTGCCATGCTTTGATAAAAACTCCTCTGCTTCCTTCCACCTTGCATAGGCTTGACAGTATCCTGCAAAAGCTGCTGCGTCTACTTGTGTTAAAACTCCAATTGCTTCTAAAGTTTTAGCCATTCGTTTCCATTCTTTTTTCGCTTCAGGTTCAAGCCATGACGGACATCTTGGTGCCTTCTTCTCTGGCTTGGGTTCATTATTATTAAGTGGCCTTTTTCCTGGATTGCCTTCAAGTACCTTTAGAGCAGTTGGTTTTGGTTTTCTTCCTCGTGTCGCCATGGTATCACCTCCATTTTCCCTATATTTGCCCCGTAAGGGGTTTTTATCTTTATTTCAATGGATTATGCCTATAACAAGAAAAAGAGCCTTTGTGGCCCTTTTTAGCTTTCTCTTGCCCTTTCCACCGCTAATTGAATTTCAAAACTCCAGTCGGTTTTTGTAAGTTTCCCATCGGGGTCCCAAAACATCTCTAGGTCTTCTACCATATCTACAATTTTCTCTACATCTTCCTTTGCTTCTTCCCATCCAAGTACATTAATTTTTTCTACTGCTGTAGCAATTAAGCCTTCCATCATTATTTTCATTTTTAATCTTGTCATTTTTATAACCTCCCTGTGTTTTTGTTACTCTATACATCACTCTAAACACAGGTTATTGCAAGGATTTTATTGTCCGTTTTAGTTATTTATTCTTCTACTTCATATTTACCTTTAGGATTTCCTTTTCTAAAAGCTCCATTACCTGATAAGTTTTTAAGTAACTCTTTCCTTGCCACCTTATACTCATCGCCAATCATCCCTAGTCTTAAAAGCCATGTTCTGAAGGTATATTTTTCATTATCAGTAGGTTTAACTTTTGCTGAAGCATATTTTAATTTTTTAGCTTTTTCATTTAGAATGGATACAAACTGCTTAAAAACTTCTTCCTTTTCAGGATTTTCTTCTTGTAGTAATTTAAAGTTTATGGTTTTGTCATAGAAATCAAATTCAATTCCCGGGCAGCTTCTTTCACCTATATCTTCAAGAGCTGTTTTAAAATCTTCTAAAGTTTCAATTTTGACTTCATTAATACCGATGGCAAAATCCTCTTCCACTATATTGTCTTCAAGTTCAAAAGCTTTTTTAATAAGGTACTGCTTACTGTAAATCATGTTAACTAGATTCCTTAAGGTTCTGCCGCTGTGATCTCCCATTGGAAAGGTTGCTTCAAAGTCTGCAGCTACAATTTCATTGGCTGTCCCAGTTTCTATTTCTTCAGTTTCTATTTCCTTAGGCTCTGCTTTTTCATATTCTGTTAGCAACTTTTCAAGCCCCACTTCTTCTCCCAATGCTGTTATGATTTTTCCTTCCCTATCAATAGTATAGGTTTCATCTTCAGTTTCCAGTTGGTATGCAAAGCTTGGTGCTCCTAAGTAATTTGCTTTCACTCCAAAATATCTTTCTAATTCATTTACAATTTCCTTTCTATCCATCTAAAATACCTCCCTGTGTTTTTATTACTCTATACATCACTCTAAACACAGGTAAAGTCAAGAAATTTATTAATTAGATAAAGAAAAAGAACTGATTTCTCAGTCCTCAATTTCAATAATCTCGAATTTTTTATTAAAGTCTTTTTCTTCAATCCAGTAATCACTTTCTCCTGTATCATCATCGTTTACAAATATTTTGTATGACCCGCCGTCTTTATGCCTTACAAAATAGAATTCTTCTTTTGTAATTTTGTCTTTACAAGTCCCTGCATTTACCATCTTAACCCCTCCTGTGTTTTTTGTTAATCTATATATCACTCTAAAACACAGAAAAGTCAAGGATTTTATCTGAATAACTGAAAAAGGCCTAATGGCCTTAATCCAGTTCCAAGGCAGTATATCTTGGGTATGTATATCCCTCAGAGTTTACTAAAACCTTCTCCCCAGTTACTTTGTTTTTAACTCTTATACATCTTAACTGCCCTTTTTCGTTTGGCCCTCCATCTTCCTCTGTAATCCAAGGCTGGTCTTTTAAGAAGTCTTTGCTAAATAGTTTAAATTCCTCATCGCTAAGTTCAATTTCTTTTGTAACTTCATAATCCGTCCCTTCTCTTCCTGCTTTTAATGCTTCCTCAGTCAGTTCTTTTAATTCTTTTAAATCTGTTATTTTTCTTCCAAATAATGCTTTCATCTTTTAAATCCCCTCCTGTGTTTTTGGTTACTCTATATATCACTCCAAAACACAGATAAGTCAAGAAAAAAAGTCTTAAAAGTAAAACTTTTACATCATATCTTTTTCTTTAAGGCTAAAATACCCATCTCCTATAATTACATGGTCAAGAACCTGTATTCCTAAAAGCTCACCTGCATCCTTTAATCTTTTTGTAACCCTGATATCCTCTGGACTAGGTTTAGGATCTCCTGAAGGGTGGTTATGCAGTAGTAGAATTGATGATGCATTGCTAAGTAGTGCTCTTTTGAATACTTCCCTTGGATGAACAAGACTCGAGTCTACTGTTCCCCGACTTACTTCAAATAATCCTGTTACTTCATTTTTAGTACTTAAGGTTATTATCGAAAACACTTCTTCAGACATCTCGTGTAGGTGTAAAATTTCTGTTGCTATCTTCCAAACTTCTGAAGGTGAGTTTATCTTTTTAGTAATATCATATCTTGCTGCCTTTTCTTTAACTAATCTTATTGAATAGGTTGTGAAAGTTTTCATTTTCCTAGCCTCCTGCGTTTTACTGTAGTACTATATATCACTCTAAAACACAGGTAATATCAAGTCTTTGTTTTGCTTCATCAATATTTCTGTAAGCTATTTTTTCTCCATCCCTTATTAGAAAAACTTCTTCATCAGTCCCAACATACTCAATATATCTTTTAACAATAACATCCACATACTTTTCGTCCAGCTCTATCCCGTAACATATTCTGTCGAGCTGTTCACAGGCAATAATTGTTGATCCACTTCCTGCGAAAGGTTCTAGAACTATGCAGTTACTAACAGAACTGTTTTTTATAGGATATGCTATTAAGGGTACTGGTTTTGTAGTTGGATGTAATTTTGATTTTGTTGGTCTATCAAAATTCCAAACAGTAGTTTCTTGTCTTCCTGCATACCATTTGTGCTTACCTTTCTTTTTCCAACCAAAGAGGCAGGGTTCATGTTTCCATTGATAAGGACTTCTTCCTAAAACTAATGAATTTTTAACCCATTGACAAACCCCTGATAAATAAAATCCTGCATCTTCAAAAGCTCTTCTAAATATTAATCCTTTTGTATCTGCATGAAATACATATATTGATGCATCATCTGCCATGTGTTTATACATATTTTTTAATGCACTTAAAAGAAATTGATAAAATTCTTCATCTTTAAGATTATCGTTTTTGATAGTTCCTGCTGCTCCTTCATATGATACACCGTAAGGGGGATCGGTAACCACTAAGTTTGCTTTCTTACCTTCCATTAGTTTTTCATAGGTTTCTGCTTTTGTACTGTCCCCACAGATAAGTCTATGTTTTCCAAGTAGCCATATATCTCCTTGTTTTGATATTGGCTCTTCCTCTAATGCTTCATCTATATCAAAATCATCATCAGTTACTTCTTTATCATGGATGTTGGAAAACAAATCATCTATCTCTGCAGCATCAAATCCAGTAAGGTTTATATTAAAATCCAGTTCTTTTAAATTCTCAAGTTCAAGGGCCAATAACTCTTTATCCCAACCAGCATCTAATGCTAATCTATTATCAGCTAGGATATATGCTTTCTTTTGGGCTTCTGTTAAATGTTCCACCAATACGCAGGGTACTTCTTTTATTCCTTCTTCTTTTGCAGCAGCTACCCTGCCATGGCCTGCAATTATATTTTTATCTTTATCAATAAGTACTGGACTAACAAAACCGAATTCTCTAAGGCTGCTTCTCAGCTTTTTTATCTGTTCTTTGCTATGGGTTCTAGCATTATTTGCATATGGGATTAATTCATCTATAGGAACTAATGTTAACTTCTCTGTTCTTTTCAAGCTTTCCACCTCCAACTGCTCACATATTAAAAAGCACCATAAAATCTATGTTTTTTAATAGTATTTTACTGGTGCTTAAATTGCTCTAAACCTTGAAAAATCAAGCTTTTATATGAAATTAGACTTATGATACCCGGGGTCTGAATTTTGCGAATTAATCTGTAAAGGGCCCGCCCCGTTTCTGTGTTTTCAATGTTTCGAGATGTTATACCCCCTACCCCTATGTTAGTTATCAACAGAATATCAACAGTTTATCCACAGAGTTATCAACACAAATTTAATAAGTATACACTTTATTTTTACTTCCCCATCTTCCATCTTCTTTTGCTGTCTTTTTATCATGACATGACTTACATAAGGCTCGAAGGTTATCTTCATCCCAAAACAAAGTTTCGTTACCTTTATGAGGTACAATATGATCTACAACTGTTGCTGGTGTAATCCTTCCAGTTTTTTCACACTCAGTGCATAATGGGTTTCTAATTAACACTTTTTTTCTTAACCTTTGCCATCTACTGCTGTTATAAAGCTTTTTATATTTTCTATTTCTGTTATATTTCTTTGTCTCTTCCTTCTGATGTTTCTCACAATACCTACCTTCCGTCAATTCTGGACAACCGGGGTAGCTACACATACGCTTTGGTTTTCTGGGCATAGCTTTTCTCCTTTTTAATTTTTTCTTTAAAACAAACAGGGAACATGCAGTACACTTTATTTTGTGTAAACCATGTTCCCCAAGGGCATTTTTTACATTTTCTCATTTTTTTCATCTCCTGTTTTTGGGCATAGAAAAAGACCAACTTATGGTTAGCTGGTCCTTTTTAAAAAATAATACCAGGGAGCCCACTCGTGACTCCCCATCTTTGACTTTAATACCACTTTGAGCATTCATCCCAAAGTATCTTTGTTGATTATAAACTCCTAAGTATTTCCTCCCAATTTTCGGGAAAACCTAAACATTCTAAATCAACTACATCATATTGCTCAATCAAGGCTGCAAGATTAGTAACAAATGATGTCCACTCATCTATATCTTTTAACAATCTTCCTATAACAAATATAATAGCAAATACTGTATTATTTTTTATTCCTCTTTTTTTATCTTTTGAAAATAATTTTGGAGTTATTACTAATTTCCGATTATATATTCTTCCATAATGAGCACATATATTTCTAAAGGTTGAAAGCGAATATAACCAAGTTCTAACAAATCTACCTTTGGTTCCATAATACTCTTTAGCTATATTATCTTGATCTTCATCCTCAAGGTTTGAATATAATTTTGATAATTGCCCAAATGAAATTAATTCAACAGCAACCCAAATTGGAAATACTCCTTCATATTTATTTTTATAGTGCTCAACAAATAATTCATTACTTCTATCTATCTCTTCTTGTAGACTTTTGAGTATCTTTTCATGATATTCTTTATTTTTAAAATTTTTATAATCTTTATACCCTACTGCCCCATATTTATGAGCAATCAAATAAGCTATATGAGTTCTAAAAGAAATTTCTATTGTCTCTAAAACAGCTAAAAAGAGGTTCCGAAGTTTTTTATCAAATTCATAAAGATTATATATATCTTTTATAGAAACTTTTCCGTTAAATGTATCATCGTTTTTGTAAGTAAGCATGTATGCACTCAAACGATAATAATTAATTCTTTTTAATATACCTATCGCTTCTTTTTCCTCTTCTATTATAAGATTTCTACGTTTTAAAAGTTCAACTTGCTCCTTAAATGTAGTAGGTTTCTTTACTTTATTACTTTTTTCTTTATTCATAAAAAAATCACCATAAATAAAAAGTCTCACCCTGGTCCGCATTGTTAAGAGGCGTGGTGAGCTCTGTTACTATTATAATACATTATAAGCTAGTGTTTGTCAATTAGCTCACATCAAATTTTAAAGTATATTTATTTTTCCAGCATAGAAAAAGCCCTTTAGAGTTTAGCTCCTCGGGCTCTTTATCAAGAATGCTGCGTTTCCTTGGAATCGATTTGATATAACCTCGGCCTATACAAACAACATCTAGTACACTTGATTTTTCTATACCTTTACACTTTATATTGTACTATACTTTCATAGTCGCATTCAATCGCATTTAGTCGCAACTTTTTATTTTTTCAACTTCTTTTAATGCTTTTCCATGAATCCTAAATATTGTACTCCTATCATAACCCATAATACTTGCTACATCATCCCAGCTTTTACCGCTTATATATCTCATCTCTAAAAGGACCTGATAACTAATGTCGTTTACTTTGCTAATAGTATCTAATATTTCTCTTTTCAAATCTATTAATCTGTCTATATCATCATTTATTTCATGGCTTAAATCTATTAACTTAACTATAACATTTTCCATAGGACTTGTTGAACTTTTTCCCCCAGATACTTTTTCCTGTGTAATATCCACTGTGACTTTTTGGGCCAAACTTTCTAGTCTTTCCTTCTCTTCTAACTTATTTTTAATACTTTTATCAAGCCAAATAGCTTGTGACAAATATTCCTTAGCTTTCATACCTATATCACCTCTATCTTTCCACCATAGTAGGTCTCATTTATATAATCTCTTTTATCTTTATCTAAAGAAAGTATTCTCTCTAAGGCCTTCTTCTGTCCTAGCTTAAATTCTTCTTTTGTTTTAAAAAATCCACAATCAATGCCTTCACATTTATTTGATTTTAAAATGCTGCATTTTTTATTTTTATAAGCAAAGCATTCTTTAACTTCGTTAATGTTCATATTGTTCATCACTTCATCCCTCCCACTGGTTTACAATGGGTATTGAAATATCTAATAGGCATATTAATACTTTTAGCTTTTTCTATCTCCACAGCCATACCTGATGTAACTTTACCACCAAACACCCACAGTTCCTGGCACTTTGATAAAAGTACTAATCCCATGGCTAGTCCTAGCTTTCTTTCTTCAGGATCATCCTCACATAAAAACTGAGGGTACATAAGATGAGGTATAATTGGTATTACATTTTTAGTTACAGCAAATCTTCCATATCTTCTAGCCCTTTCTGTGTTCCCTTCAATATCCCCGGCAAAGGGACTGCAGATAAAAACAATTTTTTTCTCTTCAGGTTTCTCTTGCTTTATATTAATTTCATTTACTTTTGTTAGATTCATAATTTTACACCTCCGGTTTTCACGGCAGGTTTATAACATTTTCACAGTGTTACAGATTATATATATAAAATATATATATATTTATTTTATATATAATAATTTTTTAACTACTCTCTTTTTCTCTTTATATAAAAGAATAAACAAATATCTGTAACATCTGTAACACCTGCCTTATTCATTCATTTTTCTAGTCTTTAGAAGTTACAGATGTTTTTACTTATCTGTATCATCTGTAACATCTTTTACATAAACCCTTATAGTTTTTCCACTAACTCTCTTTACCTTTGATTCATAACCATGCTTATTAATTTCTCGTCCAAACTCTACATGACTAAGGGGCTTTAAACCATTCTCATAACACCAAGTACTGTATTTTCTGTAAATATCCTTTGATGGTTCGTTTTCGTTTTTTAATCCTTCATTAATAAAAGCTAGAACTGGATTATTAACCATTTCATATTCCTTCTTCTCTTTTGTTACTACTAATGGCTGCGTAAATCCTGTGGTTATCACTCTTTTTAATCCTTCAACACCAAGTTTTAACAAATATTCCATAGCTGATTTAGTTAAAAGCTTGTCTTTAATAAATGCATCAAAATCTGCATCCTTTTCACTGAAAACTGCATTAAAAGGAATAATTACAAGCCTTCTCATTAAACCATCGGAAGTATCATTTATTCTTGGTAGTTTATTTGCACTAAAAAGAAGCTTTGCATAGTTATTAAATTCAAAGGGGTCCTTTCCTTTTCTCTCTACATTAACCGTTTCTCCAGTAACTAATTTTTTAAAAATAGCATTATCATCAATATACTTTTTACTAATGTCATCACCAATGTTAGCTAATTTGTGGAAAAGCTCTGCAGTTTTAAATCTCTCACCAAGTTCATCTATTCCAAGGGATGAATAATTATCACTACCCAACAAATTTTTAATCATATCTAAGAAGGTAGACTTTCCATTACTACCACTTCCAGTAAGAATAAAGCACTTACCCATTTCATTTCGTCTAAATAATAAATACCCTACCATTTCTTCAAGAAGATCTCGAAGCTCCTTATCATTGCAGCATATTTTATCAAGCGTCTTATCTACTACTGGGTCATAGGCACTGGGTACATAATTATATTCAATTTTGTTTTGTAATATTAAATCCGGTGAAAAATCAGTAAGTTTCATAGTATCTATATCTAATACTCCACTTGCAAGGGCTATATAGTTTGCAGGAGCTGGCTCTACATCTTCTGCTATAAGCTGTAAATAGCTATATATCTCATTTCGTTTGGACTTTGTAAGCTCCGGTAGATGTTTAATCATAACTGATTCAATTTCCAGTGGGTCGCTTTTATATATACCATCTCTGTAGATATGAAGCTGGCTATTAATCTTTATAATGTGCTCCTCTGCTTTTAGAAATTTAGCAAACTTATCGTGTAGGAACTTGGATTTAATATAAAAGGACTCTTTTAAAAATGCTTCATCCCGAAGGATGGTATTTATTTCTTTTTCTCCAAGAGGTGTTTTTAATATATATTTATTTATAATACCTATGGTATTTTTAATAGAGTCTTTACTGAATCCTTCCGATTGGAGAGTGAGAATATAATTAAAAAGTGTCTGATTCCTTCCATCTCCTTCTTCTAATTCTTTAAAGTCTGGAACATTTCTTTTCTTTTTTAGCGGTCTTAACCAATCGGGTAAAAAATCAATATCTTCAATATTTTCAATGCGATTTAACCATCTTCGAGTTTTACCATTTATTTTAAGGGGAACTACTGCATTTTTAATTCCTAGTCCTATATCTACAGTAAGTCCTATAGCAGTTTTTGTTTTAACCTTTCTGGTAGTGAGGTTTGTATTTCTAAAGTAAAAGTGCATTCCTCTGTCTGTTTTTAAAATGCTACAGCTAAGATTTAACTCTGTTATAATGTTTTTTAATATTTCTGCTTCTTTCATGTTATCAATATCTATTTGGACCATATTATCATTTAAAATTGCTCCGTATTCTTTGAAATTCTTTCTAGCCCAATCATAGCTATAAAATTTATCTCTATTTTTATAAACCTGTAGTGGCTTTTTATCTTTCATTGGTATATATCCCTTGAACAATTTATCACCTCTTGTACAATTAATATTGTATTAAATCAGTGACCGAAGCCACTGTTCGACCCATTAAAAATCATTGTTAACATAACACTTCAAACTTCATACTTTTCTAAACATCAAGCACATCATACG